CGTCTTTCAACAAGTTTGCAGGCGCGAATGGCTCACCTGAAGGGTGGGAGCCGGAAGGGTCAGCGACCAGCATCGACACTATCGTTCCGTCATGGATGAACAGTGGCGAAAAGGCTCAGAGAATCGTCGCCACGGGGCTGACCAATAGCAGTCAATATAAGTCTTTGCGATCTGTATGGGCCAAGCGAATCAAGGTCAGCGAAGGCCAGGCTGTGACCGTTTCGGTATACGCTCGCAAGATCGATGGCGACATCGGCACACGCATTATCATCCAGTGGGTGAACGCGGCAGGCAATACCGGGATAGGTGCACCACAGTCGTCCCTTATGCCTTTGGCTGCGGCGGGGGCCAGATTGGTATTTTCGGCGGTAGCTCCAGTCGGGGCGGTAGAGGCATTCGTCTACTTCCGCACCCACGCAATGACCGCCACTGCTACCAACGGTACGGTCGAGTACGCGCGCCCTCAAGCAGAGTATGGAGGGCGAGCGACCGGATGGCGTGATAACGGCCAGGTGAACGCGGCCAGCAATGCCGCGACCTCGGCGGCGGTCGACAGTCTGACCTCGGTCGTGAACCAGCAGGGCGGCACCTTGAGCAGTGTGGCCGGGAGGACCACGAGCCTTGAGAATAGCCTTACCACGACCAATGGAAATGTCGCCACGGCCCAGCAGGCCGCTCAGGCGGCCGCGACCGCAGCAGGCGCAAAAGGGGAGGTGATCTACGGTTCGAGCGCCCCGGCGGCTGACAAGCGCTTAGCGCAAAACCTGTGGATCGACACCACCAGCAATGCCAATACGCCGAAGCGCTGGAACGGTACCACCTGGGTGGCTGTGACGGACAAGGCGGCCACCGATGCCGCAGCCGCAGCATCCAGCGCCCTAAGTCAGGTGGCGACTAAGGCTGAAGCCGCCACAGTTCAGGCGCTGAGCAATGCGGTGGATCAGCACGGCGCGGCGATCACGGCCAACGGCCAGGCCATCACCAATATCAATACATCGCTAAGCCAAGTTGGCGGCGAGAACCTGCTGTACAACCCGTCGCTGGACGTGGTCAATGCGAGCACGGCTTGGTTGCCGGACGGTTGGGTACTGGGGAACAACGGCTCTACGCTATCGGCCAACTTTGTGGCGTCTACC